TTAATGAAGCAAAAAACTTTAGCCATCGAAGTGTTGAAATCTACATTTAATGATAAGGTTGAGTATTTAGAAGACTCTGAATTTATTTTTGAGGGAATTAAATTTTACGGATCTCCGTGGCAGCCAACATTTTTTAATTGGGCATTTAATTTAGACCGAGGCGAAAAAATACAAGCGGTCTGGAATAATATACCAGCAGACACTCAAGTTTTAATAACACATGGGCCTCCTTTTGGAATAGGTGACATGGTTAATAATAATCATGTGGGTTGTATTGACTTACTAAATAAAGTGCGTGAATTGAAAGACCTATTTTTACATGTGTTCGGTCACATACACGATGGAAATGGGCATTATATTAGCGATGCGCTGCCGAATGTAAATTTTTGTAATGCATCAATATGTGACGAGTCTTATAATCCAGTAAATTCGGCGTTTAGTTTTAACTTATTAAATTTGGGCAAATATCATACCATAGTGGTAAATAAAGAGGCGTTATAAATACTGTTATATGAAAACCGGAAAAGATGGAAAAAACTTAATAAAAATGTACGAAGGCTTTAGTGCTTTCCCATATTTGTGTCCCGCTGGAGTTCTAACAATAGGATTTGGTACAACCAAAATTAATGGAAATCCAGTGAATAGCGGCCATAAAGTTACTGTAGACGAGGCTAATGTTTTATTAGAACAAGACCTTAAACGATTTGAGGATTCTATAAATTTTTTAGTTAAAGTTGAATTAACTCAAACTCAGTTTGATGCTTTAGTATCTTTTGTTTATAATTTGGGCGCTGAAAATTTTAAAAAGTCCACTCTACTAAAAAAGATAAATGCAAAAGATTTTTTGGGTGCCGCTGAAGAATTTTCTAGATGGAATAAAGCAAAAGGTAAAGTTTTACCTGGGTTAACTAGACGGCGCACAGCAGAAAAAGAATTATTTTTGAGGTAAATTATGAGTGCTTTGGTGATTAGGCTTATTACAGGTGAAGAGTTATTGGGCGGTAAAATTTCAGAGTGTGATGATACTATTGTAATTGAAAATGTCGTGGTTGTTCATCAAGCTCCCTCTCAAAATAACCCCGAATCTACTACGATATATTTGTCTCCGTTTGCACCTCTTGCAGACAGCAAAAAATTCACTATAAGAAAGTCTTCAATGGTCTGCTCATATGAGCCAATAGTAGAACTACTAAACAAATATAATTCCTTATTCGGAAGTGGTATCATAATACCAAAGACCCTTGCATAGTATAACAGTTGATGCAATTAGTTGACTGCGGTAAATAGCACGTATTTGATAAAATCGAATAGCTCATTGCATAATATATCAGTTGACGTAATTAGTTGACTATGCTATGATCTTGCAATATGAACAAGCAATATACAAATTTTTTTCTAGTCAGAGACAACATTCTTTATCGTGGCATTGAAGACAACGAAAGAGTTCTTAGACGAGTGCCATACAAGCCGTCTTTATTTGTTAATTCAACGCAAAACTCAAAGTGGAAAACCATATTTGGTCAGCCAGTAGACAAAATAACATTTTCTTCTATTAGTGAAGCTAGAGATTTTGTTAGAACTTACGAAAACGTAGAAAACTTTAACTACTACGGAAACACTAAGTTTCATTACGCATTCATATCTGATGAATTTGAAAATGTTATTGACTATAACATGTCAAATATTGTTATTGCGAATATTGATATTGAGGTCGGTTCAGATGCGGGGTTTGCAAAACCCGAAAATCCTTTTGAGCAAATAATAGCAATAACCGTAGAAATATCCGGACGCTATGTTTCATTCGGCTGTGGCGAGTTTATACCAAAAGATGATTCAGTAAAATACATTCGCTGTCAAAACGAAGTTGAGTTGCTGTCAAAGTTTTTAGAGCACTGGGCCTATGTTTCACCAGATGTCATAACTGGGTGGAATGTTCAGTTTTATGATATTCCGTATCTATATAATAGAATTGAGCGGGTGTTGGGTGAGACTGATGCTAAGAAGTTGTCTCCTTGGAAAATGGCAACTAAAAAAGAAATAGTTTATGGTAATAGGCCGCAATTAGAGATAGAATTGTGTGGCATATCTACTCTAGATTACATGGATCTCTATATCAGGTATCAGCCAAAAAAAGAAAGTAATAAACTTAATTACATCGCATATTCTGAGTTGGGTGAGAAAAAAATCTCATATGAAGATTATGGTAATTTGTATAACCTATATAAAAGCAACTTTCAATTGTTCATGGAATACAACATAAAAGATGTAGAGTTGGTTAAGCGTCTTGAAGAAAAGTTAAAACTTATAGAAATGGTTGTCGCTCTAGCTTATGATGCAAAAGTTAACTTTACCGATGTCTTTACTCAAGTGCGTCTGTGGGATACCATAATCTTTAATCATTTAAAAGCAAATAAAATTGTCTTACCAAAAATAATTAGAAATAATAAGTCTTCTGGGTATGCCGGAGCATATGTTAAAGAAGTTGAACCTTGCTCTAAAGATTGGGTCGTGTCGTTTGACCTTAACAGCCTTTATCCTAGTCTAATAGCGCAGATGAATATATCTCCTGAGTGTCTTGTGCCAGAGCTTTATGAGTCAGTTGGCCTAGAGTCTATATTGAATAGAACTTATGATACTAAAAAATATAAAGACTCAAATGTTAGTTTTGCAGCTAACGGCCACTGTTTTACTAATGATAAGTTGGGGTTTTTGCCAGATATTCTTATGAGAATGTATGAGGATCGAAAAACTTTTAAGAATAAAATGTTAGATGCAAAGAAAGAGCTTGAGCGGGTGAACGATGAATTAAAAAGGCGGGCGGTGTAGAAACATGAAAGACTTGACGACTTTAACTGGACAAGAACTTCTGGCATATAAAAGAAAATTGCAACTTGATATTTCAAAGTATCACAACTGGCAACTTTCAAAAAAAATCCAGCTCAATAGTGCATACGGCGCTATGGGCAATGAGTACTTTAGATTTTTTGATATTAGATTGGCCGAAGCTGTAACTTTGTCTGGACAATTAGTTATTCAATGGATCGCAAAAGATGTAAATTTATATTTGAATAATTTATTGAATACTAACGGCATTGAGTATGTATTTTATATAGATACTGATTCTATATATTTGACTCTTGGCACACTGGTGCAAAAAATATATAATAATCAACCACCTAGCGATAAGAATAAGATAACCACTGCACTTGACAAGTTTTGCGAGAGTAAGTTGCAAAAAGTAATTAGCGATAGCTGTAATAACTTAAAAGAATATCTTAATTCTCGAAGCCAAAAAATGCAAATGAAGCGAGAGTCTATAGCCGATAAGGGCATATGGACAGCAAAAAAGCGATATATATTAAATGTTTATGACAATGAGGGCGTTAGATATGATACGCCAAAGTTAAAACTGCAAGGCATTGAAGCTATCAAATCTTCAACCCCAGAAATTTGCAGAGCTAAGATTGCAGAGGCTATAAAAATAGTGCTAAATAAAAAGCAAGATGATTTGCATAGCTTTATTAAAAAGTTTAAAGACGAGTTTGAAAAGTTAAATCCTGAAGATGTTGCTTTTCCTCGTGGTTGTAATGGTATAACTAAGTATTCTGATAGTACTGACTTGTATAGATTAGGCACTCCTGCGCATACTAAAGGCGCAATAATATACAATGATTTATTAGTTAAACATAATTTGCAAAAGAAGCACCAAATAATACAAGACGGAGATAAAATTAAATTTTTATATTTGAAAGAGCCTAATCCAGCAAAAGATTCTGTAATTAGCATAATTGATGTGCTACCCAAAGAATTCAATTTGCACAAATATGTGGACTATGAAACACAATTTGAAAAGTCTTTTCTTGACCCATTAAAATATATTCTAAATGCGGTCAAATGGACAACTAAAAAGACGGCCAGCTTTGCCGATCTTTAAATTTTTATTGACAATCAATTTACGGTATGCTATTGTGCATATACAATGTTAAGTTGTTAATGAAAACCTTATATTTATGGAGAATATTATGAGAATGGGAAGGTTATTTTGTGCGTTTGTTGTTATCGTTTGTTCTGGTTGTACCGGAATGGAAATCGGAGGAAAACTCTGGGTATCTAGGGTTGATGAGAGGCAAGAGTCTCAGAGAACGCATAATGTTCCATTAAAATGCTACCTGTGGGCAGACTGCTCTCAGCAAGCAGAATATGAAAACGCAAAGTAAAGGAGAAATATGTTAGAGAAGATTAAACAAGATTTGCTCACTATCCATGGAATAGTGACAACTCTAATTCATATGTTTT